CAGCCGTAGCAGCACCTGCTGCCCCTGTAGTAAACGTAATGTTATAAGGGCCAGCATCTAAGGTTTGATTTGTAATGTAGTAAACCTGAACAGTCTGTGGCAACTGTACTGTTACAGCACCAGACATTGTGCCTATATACTTTTGTACTACGTTTGCAGCCTCAGAGCTTGTTAGCGTGTACGTCCCCGTATCAACAGTTTTGGTAAGCTGAGTAAAGTTAAACTGAGAAACCTTACCAAGACCAACAGTAAAATACGCCGTACCAGAACAACAAATAAAACAAGAATCAGCAGGCTGTAAATCTATAGAGGCAACACCGTTAAGTAATGATCCTGTAGGAGTTATGGCAAGTGAACCAGTGCCTCCATTTCTAACCATTACAAACCAGTCATTACCTAAAGATGCAGCAGTAGGTAAAGTTAATGTACCAGCACCCGCATCCCATACATAAACACTAGCTCTATCAGACGCTGCTACTGTGTAATTAGATGAAAATGTAGTTAAAGAGTGAGACTGATTTAATGTCGTTGATAGGGCTTTTAAACCATATCCAGCAAGCGTAGCAGCATCAGCAGATGAGGAACCAACACCAAAGGAAACAACGCCCCATGTGCCTGCCTCATCAGGGTTTTCAGTAATGTAAATGTACTTAGACTCACCGGCAGCTACAGCAATAATCGTATTGCCATCAAAGTCAGCAACAGTAAATGTGTTTGCACCTATGTTCCTAAACAAAGCATCCTGACCTACAGATGCCTGATTAGCTGGTGGCATATCTATGGTGAACCCGCCAGCACTTGGAAGAACCTCCATAATACGAGCAGCTACATTTCCAGTCGTCGTGCCATTAATAGGCCACTCTAACTGTAAGTTACCAGTAAGGTTAATTTCCCTGTAGGAAACGTCAGTAGGCTGGATTACATTTCCTGTGAACGGCGAGTTATAGCTCATGATTAGGTATCCAAAGCAATAGCCTGGCGGTCAGCTATGCGAGTAGCGTCCTCAGACTTTAATGTATTAATAACCAAGTCATATTGAGCCTTCCACATGGGAATGCGCTCATCATTCTTAATGAATGGCATGGCTTGTAATAGGGTTCCATACAATAGTGCTTGAGGTGCATAGATAGTGAACCAGTTAGTTTGGTTCGTGGAATCTAAAGGCTGAACGCGCTCGTAATACAAAACTTCAAAGCTGTAGTCTGCATCAGGCGTAGGAGCTACCAACCAGTGTGTATAGTCGTAGTCGCCGTAATAGATAGGTGTGTCTGTTTCAGTGGCATTAGGCCAATACTCACGCAGGTATTCTAGTTTTCGTAGTAATACGGGCTGCCGAGAGCCAGCTACAACGACGTTCATGGATACCGTTTTACGCCAACGAGCAGGCTTATCAATAACGGGCGTTCCGGTAATCATCGTGCTTTCTTGGACAGTAAGATTGCCAAGAAACTTGATTTCCAAAGCAATTTGCTGCTCTGCCAGCATAATGAAGGTAGGAATCTTTTCCAGCGTAGCCGTGTCCGTCCGTTCCAAATAGGACGAAATATCAGCCACAAGGCTGTCGTAGGTCATCACTGCGGCTGTTGTCATTACCAATTACCCTTTTTTGCTTTAGCGCCATGCATATTGGCTACTAGCGACGGGTACGGGGTTCCTGTCCGTTTGGCAAAAGCTTTTGCAGCTTTCTTTTGATTAGAACTTAACTTTTTAGGCTCACCCAAGTCCTTCGGTCGCTTCTTCTCCCATACAGGCTTTGTTGCCATTTTATACCTCACTGTTTAGACTGTAAAACATCGTTTACGTTTACCAACAGTTTAAGACCTGTTGTTAACTTAAAAACATAAGTCTTTCGTCATTACGTCTGTTAACTAATCCTTTTAGTACCTTGCCGCCAGCCTTGGTATATTTCATAAGCTCATCAGCCGCCGCTTCATACTCTCCACGGTTAAACTTTTGTCTGAGAGTGCTCCGCTGTAAAGTGCCAAGCCCGACGTTAAAAGAAAAGCTAACAAGGGCATCCATCCAGCCTTGACGAGCAACAGCACTAGGACAATATTTAAGAACTCCGCGTTCAAACCTCTCAAGGTCTTTTGCAAGTATGGCATTAACTTCTTCCATCGTAAATGTGCGGTTCCAGCCCTCTGGACAGGGCAAACTCAGTCTGTCTTCCATCTTTACCTTGGCATGGTTTGGGTCAATCACATGACCAACGCCGATTGTCCAAAGTCGTGCAGGGCAACGGTATGGCTTTAATCGCAAACCTTCATGATGCGAAATCATCTTTAAAGCCTTTGGGCTTATCATTTTCCAAACGCCCTACCGCCAAAGTGAAACGCTATGATTGAAGCAAACAAAGCTTGAGTCTCGTTATCCCAAAGCTGATCAGCCAATACAGTAAACTCTACGCCGCCTGTAATCCCCTTGTAAGCCAAGGTTGCGTCAATAGCCACCAACAAAAAGAAGAACCCGTAGGTAATGACAGGACGCACACTGGCACGCAGGTCTTTCATCCACTGGGACGTACCCTCAGAAAGTGCTGCATCATGGGCGTAGATGGCCTGCATCTCAGCCTTTTGAGCATCTACAAGGGATATTTTCTCGTTAGATGTAGATTGAACCTGTATCTCTTCAAGCTTAATAGCCTCGATCTGCTGTTGAGCCACGTACCCTGCGGCTGCTAGTTGCAGCTCACGCTCAGTTTGCATCTGGGCAAGCTTTAGCTCATGTGACTTGTCTGCCCTGTCTTGGAATAGATCAAGTATCTTGGGTAGACCACCCATCAAGAACGACACTAATGTGGAAAAGATTGTCAGCATTACTCACCCCGTAGTTCAATTAGTATCTTGGCACGTAACTCACGCATCTTCTTTATCTCCTGCATGGCTGCATTCGTTGCGTTATTCATGTCCATATACATTACGCCCATGACAGGCAGCGCAACTATCAACACAAGACACATGACCAGAAGGGCAATGAGTAAAGCCCACGGTACGTGTGGCTCGTCCTTATCAGAATCATTACGCATAGGAACCACACTAGTATGAAAACTACCGCGAGAATTGACGTCATCTGCTCCGCGATTTTTCTTTTTATACCTGCCCGTCGCCATTTAGCCACCTGTGCCAGCCTAAGCTCTTCAGCATGAGCAACCTCCTGTTCGGCAACAATACGCTTCCACGTTACGTCAAACTTCTCCCACAGTGAACCTAGTTCAGAGGGAGCCTGATATACCATCATCTCCCTAATCTCAACCAGCATTGCATCCAACCTTGCTGTAATGATGATCCTGCGTATTGCTCGGCGACCTATAGACTCTTCGCCTTTGTATACTTTTGTACCCTGCATTTCCTCTTGCAACAACGCTTTACTCAGCGCATCGTAAGCATCCATCAACACCCCAAGCTGGTTTCCAATCTCACTAAATACGTCGTTTGGGTCAGCCTTAGCTATCTCCTGCACCCTTTGTACCTCAGCGTTGTACTGAATCTTCTGCTGGGGCGTTGGGTCAACTATCTTGTGGTACTGCTCCTTTAAGTCTTTAAGGACGTCGCTTACATCCCCAGACGCGCTCTTAATGTCTTTATAAAGTTTTGTAGCTTGCTTAACAGCACTGACAGCACCGTTTGCAATCGCAAGTAAAGTGAACGGATCAATTTCATCACCCGAAGAATCGTTTTAAGAACTCGGCAGCAGCACCGGGGCCAAGTAAGACAAGAACCATCACAGCATAGATCAAATACTCAATCTTCTGCATACGGTTTGAACCCTTTTCCAGACTGTCCTTAATGTTGCCATAGCGCTCAGTGCATATAGCCTCATGAACCGCTAATCGTGTATCCGTATCATCAGCCATCTCAATCATCCGTTTTTAGTTCTTTTAATTGCGTAGGCATAATTTAGGCGTTCAACGCGTTTAATCTACCCCAGACCCAAGCCGCAGAAGCCACTGGGTCAAACGGCACAGGATCAGCATCCGGTGTTTCACCGGGAGTTGTCCAACCCGAGCTAACAGAAGTTAGATAAGCCTCAAGATCAGCCTGTGTAGCCACTACTTCTGCGTCGCCAGTATTATTATCTTCGCTGATCCCAACCATAACCATATCTCTAGGGCTAGGCGTCGTTGGGTCACCCACAACAAACACACCACCTACACCTTCAGGGTGCAAGCAAAGAAATGAAGGAATAGTGCCTTCAGCAGTTAGACGGTACTTGATGACTTGGTGTGCCATAATTTTTCTCCTTGAGCATATTGCCCGTTAAAACAGTAAGCGCCAAAGTGGCCTAATTCGCACCACGGCGCAACCCAAATAGTTCCACCATGCTTACGGTAATCATGGCAAAAGTTGTAATCTTCAGATAGCAGTTCGTGGTCAACATTCTGTACTTTGAAGAAGTCATAAACCTCTGCGTTGACAGGAATTGTTGAGCCACCGTTCATGTAGTAACCAACATGCGGGCGTAGTTTTTCAAACACATCGCGCCGAATTAACATGAAACCTGTTCCTGCGTGCTTAACTTGAAACGGTGTATTAATGTCTGCCATCTCATGACCGGGCAGCTTATTCACATTAAATATGCCAGTTAACTTATGCAAGTCCTGCACACCGTTCTTAGCGCCTTCCCGTACCGCTTCCCAGTTCACACCCTTCATTGGCACAGCACCAGCAATAATGCCCTTGTCTGCCTTAATCATTCTAGCTATATCGTTAGCCACAAACTTCTGGTCAGCGTCAATAAACATTAAGTGCGTAGCGTCTGAGTTTAGAAAGTGCCACGCAATCGTATTCCTACCACGTTGAATCAAAGACTCGTTACCGAGAAAAATGCAGGTCAGCTTTATGTTGTGCTGAATGCAAGCCTCTTTCAAGGTAAGGAGAGACTGCACGTACTCTGTGCAGCACATCCCCCCATACATTGGCGTCCCAACAACTAAGTGCATCACGCTACCTTTGATTTTGGTGGAGGAGCCATTTCTAACTGCGGCGAGTTCGTCAGACTTGAACGATCAAATACCGAGAAACCGCGACGCGCTGCAAATGTAGAGGGATCAGCCGCCCATTTATCAGCACAAGCCTCTAACCAACGTATTGTCATCTCATGCGTAGGAGCCATACCTTTAGAGATAAAATCATTCTCCATTGTCAAATAAGCAAATACTTCGGCTTGAGCTTGTGCAGCATTAATACCTAAATCAAATAGGTAGATTAAGTTACCTTCATCAATCATGCCGTTGCGACTACGGGCAGCGTTCAGGGCTTGCTTCATGCAGGTCATGATGTGATAGCGGGCTTCTTCTTTCTCGTAGTCTTCTTCTGTAATCTCATTCTTACCAACAGCTTCTAACAATTGAGCGTGTTGGTTAACCATAAAGTTCATCTTGCGGATTGCACCATTGACCGCGTTTTGCGTACCTTCAAGGTGGGAGCCTAGTTCAAGTATCTCAATCTCCAGCAACTCACGGTCAAACGGATTCTCTTCTGTTTCAAGCGCAGCAGTCTTGCGTTTCATCTCTACCTGTTTTTTGCGCAGGTTGATGTAGGCTTCTTGCAGGGCAGACTTGGTTCGGTCAATCTCAGCTAACGTATGCTTGATAGAGCGAATAGGCGTGATAGCCGTAACATCCAAAGTCACCTGCATGAACTGGCTGTGGGACTTGTGAAAGTTACTTGTGTCTCGCGTGACAGCAGGCATCTTACTGTCAATATTCGCCAGCATAGTGTTGTACTCCGGCTTGTTAATAGTTAAAGCCGTATTAATATTGCTGATGATTAGATCGTTAGACAAATGTTTCTCCTTTTGCTTGCGTTAATTTTTATAAGCCGCCGTGGGCGTTGGAACAACCAGTCATTTGGTTAATAACACCCATCACATCACCAAAATCAATAGCGTTGCCCGTGGATGCAATAGTCACATAGTCCATGACATTTACTTTTGTACCACCAACATCACCAGCCGCCCAAACTCCGGTTATAGAAGAAGACGCAGCAGCAACATATTCTCGGGCAACATTAAGGACAGTCTGGAAAAGGGTTCAAACCGTATGCAGA